GTCGTGCGCTTGAGCTCTCCAAAGTCGCGTCATGGGGCGTCAGGATAACAAAAAGTGCCAAAAAAGCCTAAGAACGTTATTTCTCATTTCGTTTCTATCTATCGAAAGTTCTTGCGCTCCATCTGAGTCTTAGTCTAAGATCCGTCTCAGAGATAGCAAATGCTACCTCGCAAGACGTACGGCAACGTCACTTTCTCGAAGACCGATCGCTGAACCCCAACCCACACCCGGAGAAACCATCATGTCCCACGAACTCACCATCCGCGCAAACAGCACCGCCGAAATAGCCTACGTCGGCGAGAAGCCTTGGCACGGCCTCGGCCAGAAGCTGGCTGTCGGCGCCGATATCGAAACGTGGCAAGTCGCCGCCGGCATGGACTGGCGAATCCAGAAGTCCAAAGCCCGCTACTTCTGCGACGCCCAAGGCACCGACCAGCGCGAATTCCCCGATCAGATCGTGCTGTTCCGCAGCGACACCAAGGCCCCGCTCGGCATCGTCAGCCCGTCCTACAAAGTCGTCCAGCCCAAGACAGTGCTCGAGTTCTTCCGCGACCTGATCGAGGGCAACGGCTACCAGCTCGAGACCGCCGGCACGCTGTTCGGTGGTCGCAAGTTCTGGGCCCTCGCCAAGGTCGCAAGCGCCTGTGTCACCGCTCTGGACGAGGTCGGCTCCTACCTGCTGCTGTCCACGAGTTGCGACGGCGGCAGCGCCACCGAGGCCCGCGAGACCAGCGTGCGCGTCGTGTGCAACAACACCCTGAGCATGGCCCGCTACGCCAAGGCCGATGCCCGCGTGACGCACCGCCAGATGTTCGACGCCATGGCGATCAAGGCCCGCCTCGAGCAGAACTCAGAGCACTTCGCCCGGTTCATGGAGGACGCGCGCCAACTGAGCGCCAAGCGCATCACGACCGCGGCCGCCGAGGCCTTCGTCCGCGAGCTGCTGCGCCCGACCAAGATCATCGGCGGCATCCCGCAGCCGACCATGCTTGACGACAGCCAGCGCGCGCCCAAGGGTGAGTCCGACATCCTGGCCCTCTTCGCCGGCTCCGCGCTGGGCCAAGGCCTGCCGGGTGTCCGCGGCACGGCCTGGGGCATCGTGAACGCCGTGACCGCCTACGTCGACCACGTGAAGGGCGGCAAGACCACCGACCACCGGCTCGATTCCGCTCTGTTCGGCAGCGGTGACGACCTCAAGACTCGCGCCCTGGATCTCGCCTTCGCTCTCTGACCCTTCAACCCGCCCCGGGCAGCGCCCGGGGCAATCTCTAGAGCCCCTCATGGACCGCACCGCTCGCATCGCCCTGGCAACCGCCAGCCTCGCCCATCACTCCGACATCTCCGCCCACGCCGCCCTCGCCGAGGCCGGCCCCACGCCCTCCTGGGCCCTCCCTGGCCGTGGTCATCGCCGCCCGAGCCTTGTCCGTCGTCTCTGGCTGCGGTGGTTCGCATGACCCGCTACCGCCTTTGCGCCGAGAGCACGGGCGAGCTCCTCGCCTGGACCTACAGCTTTGCCCGCGCCTGGGGCATGTTCTGCGGCCTGCGCTCGCGCGGCTGCCCCATCACCCTGGAGTTCGACCATGACAACCCTCCCGCCTGACCGCCAGATGCTCGCCGGCCGCACGCACTCGCGGGTGTGGGACCGGGCCGATGTCGGTGCCGCCGTCGTCCGCTACCGCCGCCGCGTCCAGCTCGCGGATGTGCTCTGCTGGATCGTCTCGGCTGCGCTTCTCGTCGCCACGGCTGCTCTCGCGTGGCTTTGAGAGCGGCATTCTCATAATGTGGAAAAGTCCACTCAGTCCACTACTTGCACCCCTTTTTCCTATTAGCACTTACTCAGTAGTATCTCTCGCGTAGGGACGGTAAGGGTAAAAAGGGTCCACTTAGTGGACTGAGTGGACAATCGGCATAATGTGAAATGTGTTACTGGGAAAAACCCTCTTAGGGTTTACTCGGGCATCAGTCTGACGCCGTGCACCATCAGTACCTGCTTGCGCTTCGTTGCTGCTGACTTCCGAGGCGTCACGACCGCCCGCGGCACTACCCGCAACACGTCATCCTTGAACCGCACTTTAGACAGCGGCATCACGCCGCCCTCCTTGCACCAATCGACGTAGGCCGGGTAGAGGCCGCCTCCCATCCCCTCGGCTAGCGCCTCCTCGAAGTCGCGCCCGACCTCGCAGCACTCCTCGACAAATTGCCCCACCCGGTCCTGCTGGCTTCTGTAACCCGCCGTGGCCGCGAGCACCCGGGCCGGCGGCGCCAGCCCCCGAGCGAACCACTCGACGGCCCCGCGCACGCGCCACGCCAAGACCCCTTCGAGCTCGCCCCGCAGCCGCGCCAATAGGTCGTCATCCCGCACATGTGTGTGCGTCCCTGCCTCGACTTGCGCCGCGGTGCCGAAGAGTGCCCCGTACTCAAGCAAGAGCATGCGCCGCCAGATCCCGAGATCCTGCCCCTTCACCTGGGGTTTGTGGTTCGTCACGAGCTGCAGCTTGTGCGTCGGCTCGAACTCGAAGAAGTCGCCCCGCATGAAGCGCGCCGTCAGCCGATCGCCCCCCGTGGCCTGCTTGATGAAGTCTTCACGCAGCACCATCCCCTCGCCGCTCTCGTGCGCCGTCACCATACGCCGGCCCATCAGATCCGCGATCTCGGTGGGGTGGCGCTCTCCACGTGACGCCAGCAGGAGGCCCGGCGCCGCGGTGCCGGCGTAGTCTCCCATCGTCTCGGCCAGCATCTCGAGAATCACGCTCTTGCCGTTCGAGCCCGGCCCCCAGTGCACCACGAGCGCCTGCTCGCGCATGGAGCCTGTCAGGCAATACCCGGCCCAGCGTTGCAGGAACGAGGCGATCTCGCCCCCGACACCGCCGTCCGCGCTCGTCTCCTCTTCTTCGCGCGTGATCTGTGCGAGCGCTCGCGCCCACTCGTCCGCACGCGCATCCGCCCGATACTCGAGCGGCACGAGCTTGGTGATGTACAGCGCGGGATCGTGCCGATGCAAGACCCCCGTCCGCAGGTCCACCACCCCGTTCTCGACATTGAGCAGCCACGGGTCGCGGTCGAGAGCACCCTCCTCGATCGTGAGCATCTTGCGCAAGAGCCCCACGGCGGCCTCGATGGCGCCTTTCATCTCGCACTTGAGCGCCCAACCACCGAGCGCCTTGGCGATCGCTCCGAGCTCTTTTGCCTTGGCACCGTCGCCGTCTGCATCGGCCCGGGCGGCCTTCGCCGCCCACTCCTTGGACTCGGTGCGCACGATGTCCGAGAGCCGGCAGGCGTAGCGATACACGTCCCCCTCGTCGGCCGCCCAACGTTTTCCGTCCCACACATACCAACGCCCCGCCGCGACGAGCACCAGCGACCCGTAGGCGTCCTTGATCCGGTTAGCGTTCGCCTGATCCGTGGTGAGATAGTGCGCCGCCGGAATACCCCGCCGACGCACGGACGGCAAGGGTACGGCCGGCGGCGCGCCGACACCTCCGCCGCCGCTCACCCGCGGCACAGGCGGCCGGTTGTCCCCGCCACTCACATCCTCGGCCCAGCTCTCATCGAGCGGCTCGATCCACCCGTATTCCCGGGCGATCCGCAGCACCGTGCCGGCACCCACGCCGTCCTCGCGCGCCGCGTCCGACGTGTCCCAGACCTGATCCAACCTCTGCGTGTCGTACGCGGGGATCTGCGCACTGAACCAGTGAGCGAGCGCCCGGCCGTCCTCGCCTCCGCCGCTGACCCGGTGCAGCGCCTGCACCAGCGCGCGCCACGGGTCGTGCCGCATCGGCTCGCGCTTGCCTCCTGCGATCGCGTCCGCGATCGCCTGCAGCGGTGCGCGCAGCGTCTGCAGCGCCTCGCCCATCTCCAGCCCCTCGAGGCCTGTCCCCGCCGTTCTCTCGGCCCGTGCCGGTTTCTCCGCGGGCGGCACACCCGGCGAGATCGGCCACTCCCTCCACTCGAGCACCCACTCGCGTGGCATCGGCGCGAGCTCGCCGAGCAGATCCTCCCAGGCGAGCGGCACGCTCTGGCCGCCGAGCGGCAGGAACACCTGAGCGCCGTACTTGCCGACCTCGACGTGATCGCGCTTCGGGAAGATCTCGACCTGACCGGCGGCGATCCCCCCAGCACCTTCGACATAACCACACGATCTGAGAGCAGCGAGAAACCACTGCCGTACGGCATAAGCGTCCTGCGGCTCGTCCCAGAGCACATACAGGTGCACGCCGCGGCCCCCGCCGGAGCGGAACGCGATCGGCGTGGCGCCGAGCAGCCTCAGGGACTCCATCAGATCCCAGGCCGCCGCAGCCATCGCGCTCCACGGCGTCTCGCCCCGATGGCTGTCGAGGTCGAGCACCCCGACCATCGTGGTCGTGCCCGGCGACATGACGTAGCAGCCGCGCACCGGGCCGCCGTTCAAGTGCTCGGCGAGGCGCTCCGCCGTCAGCGACTGCCCTGTGCGGTAAGCCCGCATCTCGCCGTCGATCAGGCGCTTGCTGACGGTGTCGTCTGTCCGCATCCGGTCGACGAGCGGCCGCAGGGCCGCGGCAAGGGTTTTCTCCGCCGGGCCGCTCATGCGCGCGCCCCTGACTCGCCGAACTCGAAGCGAGCGCTGCGCGCCGCATTGATCGCGCGGTCGACGTCTTCGGGCGACGCCTTGGGGGCGCACATACCGATAGGCGCGGAGTCGAACAAAGGCCAGTGTTTGCCGTTCGGCGAAACGCCATGCGTCAAGCCGTTGCCCGGTGTTCCGATGAAGAACCACCCGTGATGCCGTGTGTGTTTGCTCAAGATCTCGAGCCGGCGCACTTCGTTCGGAGTCGGAGACAGAGCCTTTACCTCAATCCAGTAGCCCCATCCGGGTTTGCCCGGGATGTGCAGCCAGAAGTCAGGCAAGTAGCGCAAACCTCCGGGCAACTCGAAGCCTTCTGGTTCATAGTCCCATCGGATGCCCAGCGCGTCGAACAGCACCGCATAGCGGGCCTCGAGGCGGCTGCGAAAACGATAACCTTTGTACCGGGTCTGAATAGCCTTCATGGGCGTACCTCACAGTTGGGAAGATGACAGGGCGACAGCGCCAGGGCCGGCGCCGGACAGACGGGGCCGATCACCGGCCAGCCGCCCGCTGCGCGTCCTCTTTCGCGATCTCGGCGAGCGCTCGCTCGGCCAGCGGGCGCAGGAGCTCGGTGAGGCGGTCGACGGCCGAGGCCACCATCAGCAGCGCGAAGGTCTGCTCGTCGGCGCTGTTCGAGGTGTAGGGGCTCATGGCCCCGAGCTGCGCGTAGGCCTCGCGGGCGATCGTCTCTTTCGACATGGGGGTTTCCTCGGGGAAAAAGAGACCACGAGGGAGCGCGCACACGGCCCGCCAAGACCACCCGCCATCACGGGTTGTGCGCGCTCTCTCGTGGTCGATGGAATTGTGTTGGCGGGAGGCGTAGGATAGGACTCCCACGCCCGGATAGCAAGTGCTACCCGCCCTTACGCTCCCGCGTCGGGCTTCCACACATACTCGACCTCGCCAGTCAGGATGTCCGGGCCGCTCACACGCAACTCGCCATGCTCGACCCCGATCGGCCAGAGCACACCCACCGCCGGCACGCCGCGCTGGCGCAACTGCGCGAGCACGTGCATGCCCTGGTGCACGGGGTTGTCGTGCTTGGTGCTGTCGATCGTGACCGAGATCATGTGAGCTTCGCGCCGAGGCACGCCTTCGCGTAGCTGCAGTCCGCGCAAGTCTGACTGAGCTCCACCCGGTTGATGGGGTCCAGCGACATCCGCACCGTGGCCTTCTCGATCAACGCAGCCATCTCGGTCGTGATGCGCCGCCGGCCGTACGCCGTGTGCTTGAGGCTGCCCACGGTCGACTTGACATGCTTGGCAAACACGACGCGCTGCGTCGGCGTCAGCGACAGCCACAGAGCATAGAAGCGCTTGTTCGGCGCGAGAGGTCGTTTGCGAAAAGTCGGCATGGCGTGAGGATAACACTTGCTATCCCGACGCGCCACCGGTACATTGATCCCTGTCCGGGATGTCTCTGTCCTCCCTCCTCCCTAGGCCCGGACCTTCCGAGCCGCCTTGTGCGGCTCTCTTTTTTCTCCGCAATCGGTGCATGCCCTGTTGACAGAGTGAGGGAACAAATGTTATCTTTCGACTCACGCAACCCGGAAAAGGAACCACAAATGAAGCAGATCGTGATCGCCCAACGTGGTTGGGTCGGCTACGGCTACGGCGACGGCTACGGCTCCGGCTACGGCTACGGCGACGGCTCCGGCTACGGCTACGGCTACGGCTACGGCTACGGCTACGGCTACTGACTCAAAATTCACAACCCCAGAAAGGACCTCATGAAGCCCACCTTGACGCTCACGTTCGACAGCGATGTCGAGCTCTACGCGTTCGTCTCGCGCCTTGCCGGCGCCCACGGCCTCGTGGCCCAGAGCGCCGAACTCTCCGCGCTCGGCTCGCGCGTTGCCGCTGCAGCCCCGGCGGTCGAGGTCCTCAAGAAGGAGGAACCCGCCGCGAAGCCGGGAAAGTCTGCCGACACGCCGACGACGGCCGCTGCCGCCGAGAAGCCTTCTGCATCGAAGGCGTCCGCTGCGCCCAAGACCCCCAAGCCCGCATTGAACGGCGCGGAGCTTGAGGACAAGGTCGTCACGCTCGAGGAGATCAGCGCCGGCATCAAGGCCGCGCTCGACAAGGGCCCGCAGATGCGTCCCAAGCTCGTCGCGCTGCTGGCCGAGTACGCGACCGACGACGGCAAGGTCGTGACAAACGCGAAGGCGCTGCAGCCGAAGGATTACGAGGAGTTCGCGCTCAAGCTGCGCATCGCGGCCGATCCCAACTCGGCGCAAGAGCTGACCTGAAAGGGTCCACCCTCGGCAACGAGGGTTGTTTGAGGTGCAGCCACGTTCGGCGTGGCCAGCGGTGCCCGTACTCCTAGGCAGGGCACGTCGCAGTAACGGACGAGACTGCACCTCAAACAACGAAGGAACGGAAATGGAAGATCCGATCGATCTCCTGGCGCCTCCGCCCGGAGACATCCACACCCGCGGCAGCGGCCGCTGGGCCGAGGTCCGCGAGCAGGAGCACGCCGACCACCTCGGGGATCAGCAGCACGGCACGGAGGAGTGATGCGCGATCGATACATCAAAGGCGCCAACATGCCGCCGCGCATCAGTCTGTCAGCGCCGTTCGTCTGGTGGCTGATCCTCGAGCGCTTCGACGCGCCCCTGTGGATGTTCGGTACCGTCTACACGCTGATGGCACTGCTCTACGCCCTGCTCATCTTCCGACTCTTCAATGCCGAAGCAGTCGACGTTTTGAAGGACCGTTGATGCGCGCCCACGCCCGCCTATCCCCCAGTTCAAGCAAAAGGTGGTTTCCGTGCCCCGGCTCCATCCCCCTGAGCGACGGCAAAGGCTCCGACCCGTCCGAGTACAGCGACGCCGGCACGGCGACGCATACGGTCGCAGCCAATGTGCTCGGCGAAGGCTTTGGCGATGCCCACGCGTACGTCGGCGAGCTGATCACCGTCAGCCTGCCGCGCGAGCCACTGCGCGGGGTCATGTTCACCGAGGAGATGGCCGCGACCGTCGAGGGCTACGTCGCCGCGGTGCGCGAGATCGTCGACGGCCTGGAGCTTGGCGTCGACTGGTTCATCGAGCAGCGCGTCGAGTTCACGCGCTACGTCGTGCCCGAGGACGAGCTCGAGGGCCTGGACGAGGCCGATCACCAGTTCGGCACGGCCGATCTGCTCGCCTTCCGCGGCGACGAGATGATCGTCGTCGACCTGAAGACCGGGTTCAAGTATGTCGAGGTCGAGAACAACACCCAGGAGCTTTTCTACGCACTGGGCGCCTACGACGAGCACTCGCTGATGCGCGACATCAAGACCGTCCGCCTGATGGTGTACCAGCCGGCGCACGGCGGGATGCACGAGTGGGTGCTGCCGGTGGGGGATCTGTGAAATGGGTTCCGTGTACAAGCCCGAACTTCATCCGTACTCACCGGAGGCCAGCGCATGATCGAATTTGCATCTCTTGCACATTTCGCCGCTATTGCACGTGAAAAGGCAAAACGTGTCGATAGCGCAACTATCACTCTCGGCATGCTCCGGGTTGAAGGTTCTCTTGCGAAACACAATTGGGAAAAAGAATTTTTGAATGAGAACCCGAACGAAGAGGAGTGCGCGTTCTGCCCGGTCATGGCGCGCTGCCCGGCGGCCCGCGCGAAGCTGGAGCGCGAGGTCGGCGCCGGTTTCGACGTGATCGACGAGAACGCCCCGGCGGCCGATGTGCTCGCCGAGACGCTCAAGGCCGAAGACCCGATCGCGTACCTCGATCGCACGATGGCCGTGCTCGGGTTCCTCGAGGACTGGGCCAAGGCCGTGCGCGCCGAGACCGAGGCGCGGCTGCTCGGCGGGCAGGAGTTCCCGAGCTGGGGCCTGGAGCTCGGTCGCGAGGGGAATCGCAACTGGCGCGACCCCAAGGTCGTCGAGGAGCTGATGCGCAAGAAGTTCAAGCTCAAGATGGACCTCGTGTACGACCGCAAGCTCAAGAGCCCGACGACGCTCGAGAAGATGGCGAAGGGCAAGGGCGCGGTGATCCCTGAGGCGCGCTGGGCCGAGCTGCAGCGCGACCACGTGGTGCGCGCGGCCGCGGTCCCGAGCGTCAAACACAAGAGTCGTATCAAGACCCCCTACACGCCGACGATGCCCGACGCGGACGCGTTCGACGTCGTGGACGAGTCCAAGCCCATCACGCTCGAGGACCCCGAGCAGCCTCCTATCTTCTGATGAACGTCGGCAAGTACCTTCGCGGTGAGGACAGATCACCGACCACGCAACGCATCACGAAAGGCAAGCGTATGGAAACTTTCACCCAGCCGAAGATCACCGGCTACCGCCAACTGAGCGAAGCCGAAGTCGCGCTCATGAACGAAGGCAAGGCGCTCGCGGAGCAGTGCGGCGCGTTCATCGAGAAGCTGCGTTCGTACCCGAACCCAGTTCCGCCGGATGGCGCCACCGTCATTCCCGGCAATCGCAGCCCGCTCGACCAACGCTGGGTCAGCATCGGCGCCACCCAACTGCAACAGGGTTGGATGGCCGTGATCCGCGGCATCGCGCAGCCGACGACGTTTTGACCATGCAGCCGGATGACGACGGGCCGGAAGAGTTTCAGCGGCTGCTCTACTGCTACCACTGCGGCCGGCGCCTGAATCAACCGGAAGACTCTTCGACCACGGAAGTCGAACCTCAGATCTGCGCTCAATGCGCTGATGCCCCGCCCCAAGCTCTCACACCAACCTGAAAGGAAATACAGAAGTGGGAACCGTTATCACCCTCAAGAACGTCCGCGCGTCGTTCCTCACCCTCGGCGAGCCCGAGTATTTCGGCGGCAAGAAGGAGAAGCCGACCGACAAGGCCCGCTGGTCCGCGACCGGCCTGGCCGCCTACGACGATCCCCAAGTCAAGGCGGTCGACGCGATGATCGAAGAAGTCGCAAAAGCGCGCTGGGAGAAAAAGTACAAGACGATCTTGGAAAACATCCTCTCCGATCCGAAAGCCTGCTTCAAGGTCGACGGCCGGCGCAAGGACTACGACGGGTATGCGGGCCACTGGGCGCTCACCGCGCACCGCAACGAGGAGAAGGGTCGGCCGCTCGTGTTCGACACCGACAAGAGCCCGATCTACAAGCCCGACAACACGCTGTACGAGGGCAAGGGCGGCCGGATCTACTCGGGCTGCTACATCAATCTCCAGATTGAACTCTGGGCGCAGGACAACGCCAACGGCAAGGCGATCCGCGCGACGCTGCTGGGCGTGCAGCGCAACCGTGACGGCGATGCCTTCTCGGGTGGCTCGGCGCCGGACGCCGACGCGTTCGAGGAGATCACCGAAGGTACGGAGGACACCGACTCCCTGACCTGATCGCGGATCTGATCCCGAGCCCTCGCAAGAGGGCTTTTTGATGGTGGCGGCAACGCCGCGAAGGTCGCACCCGCGGCACATTGGCAGCGCCCTCTGTGCCTCTCGGCATCAACGGAGACGGGAACCGCTTCACGCCGGGTCGAGAAGACCGCGCCGCCACCATCAAAGAGGAGGGAATACTGTGAAAGTCATGTCGACAGCACAAGCGATCAGCCTTGGCTACGCCAAAGACAAGCGCAAACGCCGCCGAGCACACAGGCGCAATGCGCGACGTTTACTCAACGACGGCGGCGTTTTTGTAGGCTTCCCGGCGCGTCGCGGCACAACCCAGCATTCGGTTGCCCAGTGGCACTTGTGGCAAGCGAGAAATCTGTGAACCTGTGGTTGGACACCGAGACCCGGAGCCCCGAGCCGATCAAGAACGGCGTGGCGAAGTACGCCGAGCGCGCCGAGATCATCCTGTTCGCTTGGGCGATCGATGACGAGGAGCCGCACGTGCTCGATCGGCTCCTCGGCCCGCTGGACTGGCCGAAACGCTTGCGCGACGCGCTGCACAACCCCGATTGCCTGGTCTGGTTCCAGAACGCGTGGTTCGACTGGAACGTCCTCGAGACCGACCCGGACCCGAGCATGCGCTACATCTGCGAGATCGTGCCGCTGGAGCGTCGCCGCGACACGATGGTGCAGGCATACCTGCACGGCCTGCCGGGCGCGCTGGAGGCGCTGTGCGCAGCGCTCGGGGTCGTGGACGAGAAGGCCAAGGACAAGCGCGGCCGCGCGCTGATCCAGCGCTTCTGCGTGCCGAACAAGGCCGGTGGCTTCAACCGGCCAGAAGGCTTCCCCGAGGACTGGGAAGAGTTCAAGCGCTACGCCGGCAAGGACATCATCGCGATGCGCGAGTGCCATCGGCGCATGCCGAAGTGGAACAACACCCCGAAACAGTGGGCGCTGTGGGCGCTCGACCAGAAGATCAACCGGCGCGGCATCTGCGTCGACGTCGAACTTGCACGAGCGGCCGTGGAGGCCAGCGAGAAGGCCAAGGCCACTCTCGCGCGGCGCACTCAGGCGCTGACGAACGGCGAGGTCGAGCGCGCCACGCAGCGCGACCAGCTCATCGCGCACATCCTCGAGACCTACGGCATCGATCTGCCCGACATGACCTCGGCCACGCTCGAGCGGCGCATCAAGGACGAGGCGCTGCCCGACGAGCTGCGCGAGCTGCTGGCCGTGCGCCTGGAGAGCGCCACCGGCAGCGTGTCCAAGTTCAAGACGCTGCTGCGCTCGGTCAACACCGACGGCCGGCTGCGCGGCACGATGCAGTTTCGCGGCGCCGCGCGCACCGGCCGCGTCGCCCACCGGCTGTTCCAGCCCGGCAACATGCCGCGCCCGACGCTGTCCAAGGAGTTGATCCTGATTGCGATCGACGCGATCAAGCATGACTACGTCGATCTGATCTTCGACGACATCATGCAGGCGTGCTCCAACTGCATCCGCGGCACGCTGATCCCCGGGACGGGCAAGAAGCTCGTTGTCGCCGATCTGGCGAATATCGAAGGCCGCTTCGCGGCGTGGCTGGCCGGCGAGGAGTGGAAGCTGCAGGCGTTCCGCGACTACGACAGCGGCGAGGGCTTCGACCTCTACATCCTCGCTTATGCACGCTCGTTCGGCGTCGAGCCGGCGGACGTGCCGAAGAAAGGCAACGAGCGTCAGATCGGCAAGGTCGAGGAGCTGATGTTGCAGTACGGTGGTGGCGTCGGCGCGTTCATCACGGGTGCAGCGACCTACAGCATCGACCTCGCGCAGATGACCGAGCAGGTTTACGACAAGCTGCCCGAATGGGCGCTGACCGAGGCCAAGAAGTTCCTCGGCTGGCTCTACGAGGACGCCGAGGAGGCGTTCCTGCTCGGCAAGATCGACGAGGAGGCATGCGAGCGGCGCAAGCTCAAGGCCCGGCTCGGCCTCGCCGAGAAGACGTTCGTCGCGTGCGACGCGATCAAGCGCCTGTGGCGTCACGCTCACCCCGAGATCAGCACGTACTGGAAGGAGCTCGAGGAGACCATCCGCTACTGCATCGCGAACCCCGGCGAGGTCTGCCCGGCGCGCAAGGTCAAGATGAAGGTCAGCGGCCGGTGGCTGCGCATCGGGCTGCCCAGCGGGCGCGAGCTGTGCTACCCCGGCGTCGGCCTCGACGTGGTCGAGGAAGATCCCGAGACCGGCCGCAAGCGTACCTATCCCGGGATCAGCTACAAGGGCCACAACCAGTACAGCCGCAAGTGGTCACGCATCAGTACCTACGGTGGGAAGGTGTTCGAGAACATCACCCAGGCCGTCGCGTGCGACCAGCTTCTGGAACCGATCGAAGCGGTGGAAGCCGCCGGCTTCGAGACGCTTTTGACCGTGCACGACGAAGTTCTCGCCGAGGCCGACGCTGACCGCGACGACTTGAACGCCGAGAAGCTCGGCGCGATGATGTGCGCGCCATTTTCTTGGAACCGCGGCCTGCCGCTCGCCGCCGCCGGCTACGAGACGACCGGCCCCTATCGGAAGGACTGAGTCATGGACACATCCGACGAGAAACCCGTCGCTGTTTTCCTCTGCGGCCCGAACCGTGAGTGCGAGCATCTGATGGATCGCTATGAACCGATCACGGACTCCGAAGGCCGCGAGTGTGGCGCCACCCTCGTGTGCTCGAAATGCGGCGAAACCGCGTTCAACCTCAGCGCCTGGAGTGACTGATGCACACGTTCCTCCTTCGCCTTCGGCAGTTCTTCTGCAAGCACGAGGTCAGCATCCGCGAGATCGTGCGCGTGCCGGACAACGCGTACCGCGAGGGCTACGTCGCGTGCCGCTGCCGCAAGTGCCACAAGAAGCTGATCGCCGCCTACGGCCTCGCGCTGCCCGCGAAGCTTGTGCAATGAAGTGCCCCCGCTGCGGCGCCGACAGCCATGTCTATGCAACGCGCAAGTACAAGGACGTGCTCTTGCGTCGGCAGCGGCTGTGCTTCAACGAGCACAAGTTCGACACCTACGAGGTCTTCGCTGGCAACCTCGACCGCCGCAAGCTCGACGAAACCTGCCGGGGCATCGCGATGCGCAAGCACGCGTGGCATATCCGCCGCGTGGTGCTCGCCTCGGCGCTCACTGCGACCGAGCTGGCGCGCAAGCTCGGCGTCACCGAGGCGCGCGTGCGCCAGATCCGCAGCCGGGCGAGGGAGAGCGCGGATGCCCGCTAAATACCCGTCGCTCTGGGATCGGCTTGTCGCGAACATCACGATCGACGATCTCGGCTGCTGGATCTGGATCGGTCCGGTGCGGCGCCACGGCGGGGGCGTGCGCCCGGCGCTCAGTCTGCGCGTGCCCGGCGTGCCGCATCCGCGCCAGTTCAACGCCGCCCGCGTGATGACCGAACTAGTCCACGGCCCGGCGCCCGAGGGACACGAGGCCTCGCACCTGTGCGAGGACGAGTGGCTGTGCGTCTGCCCTGATCACCTGATCTGGGAGACCAAGACCGAAGAGGGCGTGCGCGAGTTCGCGGGCGTGCATGCCGCGACCGTCAGCGCTCTTGAAGGCGACCGCGTCAAGTTGGCCCGCATTGGGGTTCCGCGAACCAAGGACGACGAGCGCGCATTGAACGCGCACACGTTGCACAAGGCCATGCGGGTATGAAAACATCCGCGGCCCTGACGCCGGCCGAGCGCAAGGCCGCGGAGCGCGAGCGCCGCCGTGAGCGCGGCCTCGTGCCCGTCGAGGTGTGGATCAAACCTGCCGACCGTGAGCGTCTGTCGCGCTACGTAGCTCGGCTCGTGAAGGACCGCCATGACCTACCGTGAGCGGTGCTACTGCTGGCGCAACAACGGCGTGACGTGCTACGTCTGCAAGAAGAGGGAGCAAGCCAAGATGAAGGAACACGACATCCGCAAGGCGCTCGACGCGCGGGTCAAGTCCTACGGCGGCGAGACGCGCGCCGCGGCGTGGCTCGGCCGCAAGCACTGCCCCGATGTGTTCGTGATGTTCCCCCACGCCTCAGATGCGACCCCTTCGTTCTTGTGGGGGCAGCATTGGTGGGTTGAGACCAAAAAACCCGGCAAAGACGCAACGGAAGGCCAAGCACGCGAGCACGAACGGATGCGCGTAGCCGGCTGCAAAGTACTTGTGATCACCACCATCGAAGAACTCAATAGGTGGCTTCCATGAACGAGATTTGGCTGCCGATTCAAGGGTTCGTCGGTCTGTACGAAGTTAGTGACCTGGGGCGCGTTCGTTCACTCGACAGAAGAGTGTGTGACTCACGCGGGTTCTTCCGGCATCTCCGAGGATGTGTGTTGAAGCCTCAATCGCAACCTTCGGGACATCTCCACGTCAACCTCAGCCGTGAAGGCGTGAAGCATCAAACACTAGTGCACGACATAGTGACGCGCACGTTTCTCGGGGTTAAGCCGAAAGGCGCTTGGGTTCGCCACCTAAACGGAGCGCATGCGCTGAACTCGTTATGGAACCTTGAGTACAACACACCCCAGGTGAACGTCACCGACATGTACGTACACGGTTCAAGAAAGACGGGCAGCAGTAGTCACCTAGCAAAACATTCAACCGCCTTAGTTACGCGAATCCGAAAGCTCAAAGGTAGTGCCAGTAGCCAAGTCGTCGCTGAGAAGCTGGGGGTGAAGGCTCGATACGTGCGCCGCCTTTGGGCGAACGAGATCCGTAGGTACGGCACGTGACCCAGGCATATCACCCCAGGCCGTGGCAGCCGCTCGGCATCGACCACATCGTCGAGCATCGGCGCTGCGCGCTGTGGGCTGGCATGGGGCTTGGGAAGACCTCCATGACTCTGACGGCGCTCGACCAGATCGACATGCTCCGCGGTGACGCGTGGCCGGCACTCGCGCTCGGGCCACTGCGCGTGGCGCGCAAAGTCTGGAGCGATGAAACCCGCAAGTGGCACCACACGGCGCATCTGGAGATCAGCCGGGTCGTGGGCACCCAGGCCGAGCGAGAGGCCGCGCTCAAGCGGCCGGCGCACATCTACAGCATGAACTACGACGTTGTGCCTTGGCTCATAACCTACCTGAAGCACGCCGGGTACATGCCGTTCCGCACGGTCATCTCCGACGAGTCACGCAAGCTGCACGCCTTCCGCGTCAAGCAGGGCGGCGCAATGACCCGCGCACTGCACGAGCTCGCGTGGCACGACCGCATCCGGCACTTCATCGAGCTTACCGGCACGCCGTCGCCCAACGGCCTCAAGGGACTCTGGGGCCAGCTCTATTTCCTGGACCGAGGCAAGCGGCTGGGACTGACCTACGAGTCGTTCGAGAACCGCTGGTTCGCGTTCAAGCGTGTGCGTGACGCGGTGAATGCGCACAAGACTCACATCCAGCCGATCATTCTGCCGAACGCGCATACCGAGATCCACGACCTCGTCAAGGATCTCTGCCTATCGATCGACGCGCGGGACTGGTTCGACCTCAAGGACCCGATCAAGCGCGTGATCGAGGTCGAGTTGCCTGAGCCGGCGATGAAGCTCTATCGGCAAATGGAGCGTGACTTCTTCATCCGCTTGGAGAACCACGAGATCGAGGCGTTCAACGCCGCCTCCAAGTCGACCAAGCTCTTGCAGCTTGCCGGCGGCGCGGCGTACCTAGACCCTGACGTCCTCAACGACGAGGACCCGCGCGCCCGCGCCTACAAGGTCGTGCATGACGCCAAGCTTGAGGCGTTGGCGAGCATCGTCGAGGAGGCTGAGGGTATGCCGCTGCTCGTGTTTTATAGCTTCAAGAGCGACGTACCTCGCATCCAAAAACTGTTCCCCAAGGCGCGCGTGCTCAAGAGCGAACAGGATGAGGACGATTTCAAGGCAGGCAAGATCGACATGCTCTTGGCCCACCCCAAGAGCGCGGGCCACGGCATCGACGGCTTCCAGCATGTGACGAACATTGCGGTGTTCTTCAACACATCTTGGGATCTGGAGCTGCGTCAGCAGGCGATCGAGCGCATCGGCCCGACGCGCCAGATGCAAGCCGGGCTTGAGCGGCCGGTGTGGGTGTACGACATCGTCGCTAAGGGCACGATCGATGAGCTGGTGCTGTTGCGCCACGAGACCAAGCGCAGTGTGCAAGATCTTCTGATAGAGGCGACGAAACGAGGGGTAGAGGCATGATCCGCGAGTACCTGATCCGCCGCGCGCAGCGCACACCGTACTTTCACTTGGACGGATACATGCAGCGCTTTTGGCTGGTGCCGTATCGGAATGCTCAGCTCGGTGCTGGGTGCGGCCCCATGCCGCGGAGGCGCCCGATCGCCAAGCTGCTCCAGTTCTGCGGCATCGCCGCACGCATCCACCAGATCCTGCGCAGCGATCACGGGCGCGATCCCCACGACCACCCGTGGCCGTATCTGACCGTCGTGCTGTTCGGCGGGTACTGGGAGGAGCGCTACGACGCCGAGGGCCTGTGCGTCTCGCGTCGCTGGCACGGCCCCGGATCGGTTCTCTACCGTCCGGCCGGCTCGTGGCATCGCCTGGACTTGCCGCCGGGCAAGGACTGCTGGACGCTGTTCATCACGGGTCCCTACCGCCAAGGCTGGGGCTTCAACGTGCGCGGCAAGAAGATCCCGCACAAAGACTACCTTGCTGGCGGAGGTAACAACTGATACCATCGCCGCGATGAAACCCACGGCAGTCGTCCTCGCGAGTGGCCCCAGCCTGACGCAGGCACAGATCGACGTTGCACTCGCGAGCGGTCACAAAGAAGGTACCAATGTGCTGACGCACCGTCGACTTCTGGAAGTGCTTCGGTACGACCCTGAAACGGGGTTGTTCTGGTGGCTTGAACGTGCCAAGAAGCGTCGGCTCGATAAGCCTGCCGGTAGCCGTCATAACAAGGGTTACTGGCAAATCAACGTCGACGCGAAGCCTCAATTAGCGCATCGTCTTGCTTGGTTCTACATGACAGGGAAGTGGCCGAAAGACGAGGTTGACCACGAAGACCGCGACAAAACGAACAACAGATGGCTTAATCTGCGCCCCGCTACGCACAAGCAGAACGCGGAGAACGTAGCCGTACGTAAGCACAGCAAAAGCGGCGTGAAGGGTGTTCACTTCGACGCTACGCGCGGGCTTTGGCAAGCCTACCTGAACCACGAAGGCAAGCGACGGCACCTCGGGCGCCACGCAACATTAACCGCAGCCATCAAGGCCCGGAAAGCGGGCGAAACTAAGTTCTTCACGCACGCATGAAGCCGACCGCCATCATCCTTGCAAGCGGTCCGAGCCTCACGCAAGACCAGATCGATAAGGCTTTGGCAAGCAAGCACAAGACGATCGTCGTGAACGCGACCTACCAGAAGGCGCCTACAGCCGATATTTTGTATTTCGGGGACTACCTTTTTGGGAAGACCTACATGGCCGACATCGTGCGCACGTTCAAGGGCGAGGTCTGGACGCAGGACGCGACGAGCTGCGCGCGCTGGCCGAAGCTCAAGCGTGTGCGCGGGGCGAACCGCGAAGGCCTCGGCCGCGACGGCAAGATTCATCTGAACGGCAACAGCGGCATGCAGGCGATCAACCTCGCGTTCTTCTTCGGCTACCGCCGGATCGTGCTCCTCGGATTCGACATGGGTCTGGGCCCGAACGGCGAGCGGCATCACCACCCCGATCATCCGAAACCGATGGTGCAGGCGCAGACCTTCGACGAGTGGCTGCACAAGAGCACGCGGTTTGCGACCGATCTCGCGAATGCCGGGTGTGAGGTGCTCAACGCAACAACGACCACGGCGCTGCACTGCTGGCCGCGGGTCAAGCTGGAGGACGTGTTGTGAGAGCCGTCCTCGAGATTCGCAAGGAGCCGGTCTACCGCCGCGCTGCGTTCGAGCAGGGCTTGAAGCGCGTCGGGTTCACGCTCACGCAAGACGCTCGGCCGCAAAGCCCCGGCGACTTCTTGGTCCTCTGGAACAAGAAAGCCGGCAGCGACGAGAACCGCGCCGACGCCTGGGAACGTGCCGGCGGGACGGTCGTGATCGCGGAGAACGGGTACCTCGCGAAGACCGACAAGACCTATTACGCGATCAGCGTGCACGGCCACAACGGGTCGGGCTATTTTCCGGTCGGCGACGAGGACCGCTTCGCGAGGCTGGGCTTCGAGGTCAAGCCGTGGCGCCCGGTCGGCGAGCACGGTCGCGAGATCGTGATCCGCGAGCAGCGCGGCATCGGCTCGAAGCTGATGGCAAGCCCGCCGGCATGGGGGCGCAAAGCCGCGGCGCAGATTCGGGGCTGGGTCGGCAACAAGCCCGTGCGACTCATCCCCCACCCCGGCGACAAGAACAAGTTCACGCTGGACGCCGCGGCGCTCAAGAATGCCGACGCGTGCGTGATCTGGTCAAGCGCGATCGGCGTGCGCGCGCTCGTCGAGGGCGTGCCGGTCTGGTACGCCGCGCCGCATTGGATTTGCGCCGAGGGTGCGGCGTTATTCAGTAAGTTCACCGTCGCCAAGCGTGACGACGCAGCCCGGCTGGTAGCGCTGCAGCACATGGCGCATGGGCAGTGGCACCACGAGGAAATTGCCAGCGGCGAGCCCTTCGCCCGGCTCCTCACGCACCGCTTGGAGATGCCGACATGGCGCTGAAGCGTTACGCAAGCGACCCCGCGCAGATGGCGGCTCGACGAGAGTTGATGCTCAACGCCGCTCGCAGCCCACAAGCTCGCGCAGCCGCCTCGGCGCGCATGACGCGGATTTGGTCAGACCCGAAACTCGCAGCCGAGATGCGCGAGCGCATGAAAGGCGCGAAAGCACGAAAGGCCACGCAATGCTGAAGTGCTATCCGATTCCCGCCAAAGCGAAAAGCGACCTGATATGTCGCGCATTCGCAGCGGGCGCCCATCCCGACGCCAAAGGTGCAGTGTTTTTCGGGGTGGAAGGTCAGATGGAAGCTTTCCGCAAAGCAAAACTCAGCGGCGAACCTTGGTACTTTTGCGACAACAGCTACTTCGACAAGCACCGCGGTCTCTACTTCCGCGTCACAAAGAACGCGCTGCAGGCCGATCCGCGCGACAAGGCCAGCGACGGCAAGCGCTTCGCGAAGCTCGGCATTCCCGTGCGTGAGCGCATGGTGCCCGGCAGCCTGACGATCGTCGTGCCTCAGTCCGACCAATTCATGAAGTCGACCGGCTACGTCGGTGACTGGGCCGCCGTCACCGCGCGCCGGCTCGAAGGCATGGGCTGCCCGTACGTCCACGTGCACCCGTGGCAGCGTGACAAGATTGCCCGCGGCGAGGCCTTCGCGGCGCTGCTCTCGCGCGCCCGGCTGGTCGTGACGTACTCCTCGGCTGCGGCGATCACGGCGCTGCTCGAAGGTGTCCCGGCGATCAGCGTCAGCGACACGGCGGCGGCGCACTGGATCGGCGGCGAGTTCCATCAAGGAAATGTGCTCGACCCGCAGATCGCGAGCATCGCCGAGCGGCGACAATTCGCGGAGGTCTTGGCGGACCACCAATTCACCCTCGAGGAATTCAGGAGCGGCAAAGCGTGGGCAGCACTCAACAGCAAGTAAGACGCGGATGGTTCTCGACCCCGGGGCGCCCCGGGGATCGGCGGCTCGAGGACCAGCTCAAGGGCCTCGACCACCTGATCGAGCGCGTGCCCGGCAAGACGGTGCTCGACGTCGGCGCGGCCGAGGGCCTGATCGGCATGCACCTGTTCGACGCGGGCGCCAAGGCTGTGCACGGCCTGGAGATCGTGATCGAGCACGTGGCGGTGGGCAACAAGCTGCGCGGCCCGCGCGCCGTGACGCTGGAGGTCGCGGACGCGAACGTCTACAAGCCGGTGCGCGAGTACGACATCGTGATCGCGTTGGCGCTGCTGCACAAGCTGCGCGACCCGAGCGCAGCATGCCGCCGGCTGGCTGCCGCGGCGCGTGAGCTCGTCGTGCTGCGCCTGCCGCCGAAGTTCGCCCCGACGATCATCGACGAGCGCTCGCTCAACGTACCGCACCACATCGACCGCGTGATGGAGAGCCTCGGCTTCGCGCTCGGCCGCGTGACGACCGGGCACTTCGATGAGTGGGTGGGGTACTGGGAAAGGGTCAAGCCGTGACCGACCTCACGCCGCTCTATCGAGAGATGGCCGCAGGCGGAGATCAGTTCCGCGGTCTCTCTTTGCTCCAGCACCGCGACCAGCTCAAGAAGCTGATGCGCCAGTACAGCGTCAAGCGTGTGCTCGACTATGGCTGCGGCGCGGGTGACGCCTACCGGAACCAGCACAAGATCCACCGTGACTGGGGCTTGCGTTGGTTCGACGTGACACTGTACGACCCCGCGTTCAGCGCGCACGACGAAAAGCCGCACGGCAAGTTCGACGCGGTGCTGTGCAGCGATGTGCTCGAGCACATCCCCGAGGACGCGGTCGACGAGTTCGTGAAGACTCTTTACAGCCACGTCAAGCCCGGCGGGTTCCTCTGGGCGAGCGTGTGCTGCCGGCCGGCCAAGAAGACGTTCCCTGGCACTGACACGAACCTGCACGTCACGATCCAGCCGATGCAATGGTGGCTCGATACGTTCGACAGGCACGCCGTCACGGGAGTCACCATCTATCTCGTGGAGACGCCCTGATGGGAATGGGCGACGAGCTGATTGCCTCCGGCGCCGCGCGCAAGCTGCACAAACACAGCGGTCTGCCGGTGCTGATCGTCGGCATCGACGGGCGACCCCGCTGGTCGCCGCTGTGGGAGGGTTTGCCGTACATCGTACACCGCGCCGCCGGCCGCCCGGTGCTGCGCATGGTCAACGGACCGCACGCGCGGCCCTACATCAGGGCCAAGACGTCGCACAAGTGGACGTGGAACCCCTACCGACCATCCCCGGCGGAGATCGCCTTCACGCCCGAGGAGCTCGCATTCGCCGAGCCGTTCCGCGGCAAGGTCATGATCGAGCCGAACGTCAAGGCCAACGGCCACGCCAACAAGGCGTGGCTGCCGACGCGCTGGCTGGAGTTGAGCAAGACGCGTGACGACTTCGTGCAGTGCGTCAGCAGCCCGGAGCAGAGCCTGCCGGCGCACGTGCTCAAGGTCCACACCCCCACCTTCCGCCACGCGCTCGCGGTGCTCAGCGTCGCGCGCGCGTTCGTCGGCACCGAGGGAGGTCTGCACCACGGCGCCGCGGCGGTCGGCACGCCGGCTGTTGTGCTGTGGTCGGAGTTCATCTCGCCCGAGATCACCGGGTACGACTCGATGGTCAACATCCGCCATGCCGGCAAGCCTTGCGGGAGCCGCGTCAACTGCCCCGGCTGTCGGGCGTCGATGGAAGCGATCACCGTCACCGAAGTTCACGAAGCTCTGGAGAAACTGCTTTGAAGCCCTGCAACGCTAGTACATACCGCGAAGCCACGCGCATAGAGCAAGTCGTCAAACGGAAACGCTGGAGGCATGTACCGTGAAAAAAGTTGGAAACTGGTGGTGGCCTGACGGTGAAATTCACATGCTTCAATGGCTCGCCGAACCAAAAAATAAAATAGTCCTTAACGGGCGTGAAAGCTATCAGGGGCGGAAGCAGATGCGCTGCCTCGACTACCTGCCGCTGACCAACCGGCGCACGATGATCGACGCGGGAGCACACATCGGTCTGTGGGCCTACACCTTCGCGCACTACTTCAAGCGCGTGGAGGCGTTCGAGCCGGTGTCCGATCACCGCGACTGCTTCATGAAGAACGTGATCGAAGCGCCGAACCGCGACCACACGTACGAGGTCGTGCTGCATCCCTACGCGCTGGGCGAGCGCTCTGACATGGTCGCGATCCGCGTCAACCCGAGCAGCACCGGGGACTCGTGGGTCAAAGGTCGCGGCGATGTGCAGATGCACCCGGTCGACAAGTTCAAGATCGCCGATGTCGACTTCATAAAGGTCGATGCAGAGGGCTACGAGGAGTTCATCCTGCGCGGCGCCGAGGAAACGCTGCTCACGTGGAAGCCACTGGTGTGCGTCGAGCAGAAGCGCGACATGGCGGTCAAGTTCGGCCTCAAGCCGCTCGGTGCGATCAAGTACCTCAACGGCCTCGGCTACAAGGTCGTCGAGGAGATCGGCGGCGACTATCTGTGCAAGTTCGCGGGATGAAGATCTACATCGGTTTTGATCCGCGCGAGGAGGCCGCGTTCGACGTCGCGGTCGAGTCGCTGCACCGCGTCGCGCCGGATCTGCAGGTCACGCCGCTCGACGATCAACTGCTGCGCGCACAAGGGCTCTACTGGCGCCCGGTCGATCATCGCAGCGGACAGGATTACGACATCACGAGCAACGAGCAGACAAGCACGCGGTTCAAGTGCACGCGGTTCTTGACGCCACTGCTCGCGCAGACAGGGCGAGCTTTGTTCGTCGACTGTGACGTGGTGTTCTGTTCCGATCCGCGCGAGATGGTCAGCGAAGCTTACGGCGCAGCGGTGTCGGTCGTGAAGCACAAGCAGGCACCGCTCGCCCCATGGAAGATGGTGAACCAGTCGCAGCGGCCGCACCCGCTCAAGTGGTGGTCAAGCGTGATGCTGTTCGACTGCTCTCATCCAGCCAACCAGCGCCTAAGCCTGCGCGACGTGAACGAGCGCACAGCCTGGGAGCTGAACAACTTCTACTGGCTGCACGACAACGAGATCGGCGAGTTGTGGCAGGGTTGGAACTGGCTCGTGGATGTGCAGCCTCGGCCGCAGCCGCTGCACATCGCCCACATGACGCTCGGCGGCCCGTGGCTGCCCGGCTGGCAGGGCGGCTCGTTCGACGCTGAGTGGCGGGCGGTGCGCGCTGGTTAAATGCGGCGCGCACGCGCTGTAGGCCCGAGGCGCAGATTCCCTAGGGCTAAGTGATGTTCCGCGTGACACGTCGGGCAGAGTACACGTAAGTTGGACGGATGATTGTTGATGCCGTGCACACCGTCCAAGTGATGAGCAATGAGGATGGCAGCGTGCTTTGCGTAGCCGCAGTCTTCGCACCGGTTGCCTCGGTCCTGCTTTAGCTGCTCGGCGATGTTGTTCCACGCGCCGATGCCTTCACGGTATCGCGCTATGTCCGAAGCGCGCCGGCACTCGTCAGAGCAATGGTGTATTTGGCGATCTTTGGCTCGGTGCTTGGAGATGCGAAAGGCCGCAGCGCAGAAGCCGCAGTTTAGAAGCACCGTCCCTTGGTCGGTCTGGTTCTTTCGGGCACACACGTCTGAGCAAAACATCGTGCGCGGCCTCTCTCGAGGCGGTTTGAATTCAACAGCGCACCGAGGACATGTCTTGGAAGCTATCGGCCCCGGTTTACGTTGGTACTCCGGTAGCCTAAGATGATGCCCGTGAACAAAGGCCGCTCCGGGGTATCTCGGAGATTCGCCGCAACCGCACTTGCACAGGAGCTTCATCATGGCTGGTAATTGGATTAAAGGCGCCATAAAAAAGCCCGGAGCCTTGAGAGCCGAACTTGACGTTCCGGCAGGCAAGAAGATACCACAACAGAAGCTTGCTGCAGCAGCGAAAGCACCGGGAAAACTAGGTCAACGTGCGCGTCTCGCCCAGACCCTCAAGGGCCTGCGGAAGAAATGAAAAAGCCGCCCCGAGGGCGGCCTTCTCTTGGTGGCACGACTCAGACCGCCGGCGGGCGCTGCGCAGCGGCCAGCGCGTCGAGTGCCGAGGTTGCCTTCGATTGTGCGAGCACGAGCTCGTCGTCCGACACGTCGCGGCCCTGAGCCTGGGCGACGTTCAGAAGCTGATTCAACTCGGTCACGTGCTGCAGCGCTGTGATCATGAGTTCGAGAACAAGAGCAGCATTCGGTCCCATCACTTCACTCCTTGGGTGGCGAGATACGCCTGCAGCGCCGAGAGCACGGCGAGCGTGGCGGTGAGCTTGGCGTCGGCCGCCGGGGCCGTGCACGCCGGGTCAGGCGTCTCGATCTGGGGGCGCAGCGGGCACGCTTGCAGATGCAAGGTCTGCGCCACCATGATCCCCTGCACCGCGGCGCGGCCGGTCGTCACCACGTTCGTGCGGTCGGAATCACTGAGCTTGCCGGCGGTGTACGCCGCCGTCGCGCCCTCGGCGACCGTCTGCACGGTGGCGTAGGCCACGGCCACACGCTTGTTGAACGTGTCGACGGGCGGCGTGCCGAGCTGCGCGCACGCGGCCAGCACCGCCACGAAAACCAGATGACCGAAGCGCTTCATGCTGCATCTCCTTTGGAGTCGGGGACGAAGTACTGCACGACGAACGTGATGGCTGTTGAGAGGGCCACGCCGACCTCGGCGGGCATCTCCGTATGCCCCCAGGTCTTCAACGCCCAGGCGGCTATCGCGGCCAGCGCTCCGGCGAGTATGCCGGCCTGGACCTTGTTGGTGGGGATCGCGCTGTTCACAGTTGCTCTCCTATCGCCGCGGAAACCGCCGCGGCATGGTTGGCCGCCCAGGTGGCGGGGTGGGGCTTGCCCGGTCTCCAATTGCGCACGTAGTAGTCCCAGGCGCCGCCCGGGTCGTCGAGCGTCGGCAGAGGCTTGGGGTCGGTGAACAGCAGCAGCCGCGCGCAGCCGGCGGCGAGCACATCGTCGTATTCGAGCGCAGCCCAGATCGACGAGATCTCCCAGGAGGTATTGCGCGCGTTGCAGAGCGCTCGTGTCCAGAGTGCGCTGGCGTCGTGCTCGTAGACGCCCTTGACGCCGCCACCCTGCTCGAACTGCCACAGGCCGCGCGCCGGCCCGTCGCCGTGCTGGCGTCGGAACTCGAGCCGCGATTCCTGCAAGCCGATCGCGAGCAGCAATGCGCGCGCCGGGACCGAATCCATGGCCTTCGGCAACAGCACGAGCGCCGGCTCGATCGCCAGGGTGAGAGCGTCGTCAGGCGTCACGGCTTGCCTCCCGGTTGAACAGACCGCGGCCGAAGGCGGCGATCGAGCCGAGGAACTTGAACACGGCGTCGATCTCCGGTGCGCGCATCTCGCGCGGCTGATGGGCGTTCTCGCGCAATTGGTACTCGCTCAGGTGAGGGTAGAAATAGACCTCGGTCGTGTTGCTCGGCACAGGGTCAAGCGGCGGCAAAGTCGACATCTCGAAGGTGATGTCTCCAATTTTCGCGACCATGCGCCGGTTCTTAAAGTACAGCATGTCGCTCATGAGGCTCAATCCCGTGGCTGACGCAAGAAGGAGATCAGCAGCACGATCGTGATCGTCATCATGTAGACCGGCAGCCCCGTCACCGCATCGCACAGGCCGGTGAAGGGCTTCACGCTCGGTGGCGGTTGCCCCATCGGGAACTGTAACCGACACGCGGAAATTTGAAACGACTCCAGCGCGCCCCAGGCGCACACGACACTGCCGGCGATGCGCACGCTGATCGGCTCCCACGGGAGCAGAAGCCACACGATCAGGTAGAGCAGCGTCGACTCGAACCCTCGGAGCACGTAGGCCCATGCCTTCCCGGCCGCAACCGGATCGGGGTAGAAGCTGCCGATCACGTCGTAGGACGCATGTGCCAGGACGACGATCAGCAGCAGGAGCGACGGCAGGAAAAAGTCAGCCGCCGCCTTCTTCACCGGGACCGCCCGCGAGGTTCGGATCGACTGCGGGAGGCGGGGCCGGGGTCTCTGGTGCGGGAGTTTCCGGCACGGGAGTCTCGGGGACTTCCGGCGCTTCGGGGTGGGGATTCGGGTGCATCAGGCGGCCTTTCAAAGTTGGAACGTCAGGGCACCACGACCATCTCGCGACCGTCGCCAATCAGCGTCGATCCACAGTTTTTCGCGGTGTTGAGACATTTTGACACGAAGGTCTGCATGATCGTAGCGTCCCACCCCATCATCCAATCCCCGTGACTCGAATAGCCCGCCGGCTGAGTCACGTCGTAGTTGTCGCTCGCCAACCGCCAGCGCCGCGTGTCGTCGGTCGAGCGCACGGGATACTCGACCTCGAAGCTGATCTCGGGGATCGCGACCGGATGCGTCGTCGGGCAGTAGCCGAGTTGGTTGCCGGTCGTGTAGACCGCGCTCGCCATGTGGCTCTTGTGATCCGGGCTGTCGAGGTTCACACCGTCCCAGCACTGCGGGAACGTGATCGACATACGCATCACGGTGTAGCCCGACACTTGGCAGTAGGGGATCGTGCTCTGCGCGTTGCCGATGTCGGCCTGCGTCGCGCCGCCGTTCTTGATGCAGCGGTACGAGGCGACCCGGCTCGGGTTCGTCGGATTGCCCTTCGAGTCCCCCGTGATCATGCGCAGCCCCGCCGGGGCCGGCTTGATCAGCGCCACGGGCAGCGTGTAGCCGGTCTTGTAGTAGAACTGCGATCCGACGTACTGATCGTTGTTCGCGCCGATCGGCCGACCGTCCAACGTGTCGATCATCGTCGGGACCCAGTAGCCCGTGCGATTGATCGTGCCGCCGTTGCACGTGCTGTTGCCGGTGGTGCTGATCGACGCGGTGGTCGACGCGGCGTTGGTCAACGTGTTGCCGAAGAACGTATGCAAGTGCGAGGCGCCGGGCTGATTCGGGTAAACGAGAGGGTCATCGAACGCCATGTGCGACCACTTGCATGTCGTGCGGAACGCGCCGGAGCCATCGCCCGCCGAGGGATACACCGTGTTCGTCGTGAACATCGGCTTGTCCCAGCCTTGCCACGTCGCGGTCGGCATCTTCGCGCAATCGATCTTGACCGCCAGATTGGTCGGGCCGCAGGCCGTGGGCGGAGGCGGCGTCGTGCAGGCGCCGGCCGGGGCCGATGTCGGTGTCCACGCACCCGCCACCCAGGCGGTGCCGTTCCAAGTGTAGGTCCGCGTCTGCGTCCAGCTTCCGGTCTGGGGCGAGACACACTGTACCGTTTGCGTCTCGCCGTTCGGGAACGGGTTCGGCGGGATCGGCACCGGGGCGGTGTAGGTCACCGAGAACTGCGAGTCCTGCCGGCAGCGGTAGTTGGCGCTGGCCTTGCGCGCCTCGGCATCCACGGCCCCGGCGGCGTAGCACAGATCGATCGTCGCAAACCCGGTCTGTACGGTGGTCGCGCTGCGGATCAGCGTGTAGGTGCCGAGCTTGATCGGCGTCGAGGTCGTGTCGGCCTGAGCCGCGCCCGCGAGCAGGCACATGGCGGCGAAAGCGATGATGCGTTTCATTTCTTGCTACCTTGCTGTTGGCCGCGGATCTCGGCGAGTTTGAGCCCCACCTCCTTGACGTCGTTCTTGATTTCTTTCAGATCCCCACCGAGTCGCTCGGCGACCTTCTCCACGTCGGCGCGGTCGCGCTTCTGGATTTCTTGGATCTGCGTGACGTCGGCGCGCACTTGTGTTTGGTCGCGCACGTACGCGCCGTAGAAGGTGCCCACGCTGACGAGAATCGTCGCCGTCTGCAGCAATGCACCGGTCGATAGCGTCGGATCAAAGCGAAACCACTTGTGGACTCCGCGATGATCGGACGCTCGGCGAGAAAGGGGCATCGGCCCCGAGTCTTCCATTTCAGAGTCTCCACGGCTCATTGCAGCATCGGCCGGGGGCCGGGTCGTTGAGGGATCGGGGTTCGGTCGAAGCGCATCGGCCGCCGCGTGAGCTCGCCCTTGGCCGCGCTGCGCAGCGCCGAGGCGGCGAGACCGCGGATCAGGCTCGCATCCACGCGGTTGCCCATCGTCGTGCCGAAGTGCTGGTAGAAGTACGCGCGGATCTCGTTGACGAGCCGGCGCACGAACGGCAGATCCGGCTGCGTCTCGACAAGATGCGCCGCGACCTCGCGCAGGAAATTCGGGTCTTCTTCGTCGAGCTTGTAATTGCGCTTGACCGTATCCCATGCCTCGCGCACCGCGGGCTCGTTGCGGATGTCGCGCAGCTCGCCCAACATCACGCGGTAGCGGTCGTCGCCGAGCAGCCGGCGGATGCCGAAGTGCTCGCCGAGCTCGTGCATCAGCACGCCGGGCGCCTCCTCGGCGGTGAGCTTGTCGAAGAACATCGTCGCGCCGGGCCGCGGGCCTTCTCGGAAGACCGCCTTCGCGGTGGGTGGCGCCTCGCGCACGTCGTCGGCCTTGGCGATCATGTTGAGCAGCCCTTGGTCGAGCAGCCCCTGGATCAGCTTGTCGCCGAACTTCGCGCGCAGCACGCCTTCCATCGCCTCGGCGCTGCCGACCGGCTTGAACGCCTCGCCGCCCTTGCGCTCCAACAAAGTGTCGAGGTCTCGCACAACAATGGCCGGGAATTCCTTCTTGCCGAGCGCGTCGAGCGCGTCGAAACGATGCGCGCCTTCCAGAACATAGAGCCCATCGGGGTGCCCGTCGTCGACGACAATGAGAGGGTTCAGTTCCCCGTTGCTCTGGATCTCCTCTGCAAGCTTGAGCACGCGCGCCGAAGGCTTTGCAGGCGGTGCGCTGAAAGCCGAACGCGGAACCTTGCGCACGCCGGGCAGCACTTCGTAGTTCTCGAAAGAAGATCGAATCGAGCCCATGTTCGGGATCGAGTCACGAACACGAAGACCGTCAACGACAGGGCCCGCAGCTTCAAAGTCTGCGTCGCCCTTCTTGAAAACCTCGTCGTTTAGGTCCGCAGCGCGAGCTGCTGCGCTGCCGGGGGCGTTTTTCGCTTGGCCGCCTTCTTCGCCTTGACGAGCTTCGAGGATACGGCGGGGCTGCGCCCCTTCTTGGGCTTGACCGCCTTGCCGTACATCACCGGGCTGACTGCGTTGTCGTTGACTTGTGCCATCTGCGGC